CAAAACAGCGATGGAAGGTGACTTCGATACTGGAAACTTAAGATTCAAAGCTAGAGAAAGATACCAATTTGGTGTTTCTGACTTTAGAGGAATTTTCGGTTCTCCTGGAATCAGTTAATAAATAATTTTGAGGCGGAACATAGTTCCGCCTCAATCTAAAAATAAGAAAGAAAAACATGAAAAAACTTCTCATTAATATCTGGGCCTACGATTATCATGGCAAATTTACTATATTAGCTGCAGATAATGCTAAAAGTGTAGAAAATGCTATACTTGACAAACTAGGAGAAAACGATATAAAATGGGAAAAGACGGGAATGTTCGGCCCGTTAAATAGAATAACCTATGAGGAGGTTGTTGATGATACAAGACCTTTACAAACAAAAAAGGTCCTTGGAGTTGAAGTGGGAACAGGAGCATCTGTCTAATGGTAGATATACTCTTGACATGGTCAGAATTGATGACAAGATTAAACACGTCATCACCGAGATCAAGCTGGAAGAAGCAGCTATTGCCCACAGACAGAATACTGTCGACGGAGCAGCTCCACAAGTTTCTGTAGCTACTTAATCTAAAGCTACAATTGCTGAAATGCATAAATACCGTAGGCTCTCTTGCACTCTACTAAAATCTAATATATAATTAACTTACTATACAATTAAAATCAGAACATAGACGCGTATAGTCGGCGGCCTAGAGACTATGTTCGGAAAACTAGGAGGATATTAATATGGCAAATACTACATTCGATGGTCCGGTACGATCACGTAACGGATTTCAATCAATAGGACCAGGATCAACTGTTGCGTTGACTTTAGCTACTGATTTAACAGTTGCTGATCATGCAGGCAGAATTGTTACTATGGACCCTGTTGGAACACCTACTGCGATTACTTTACCAGCAATCGTTGGTGGAGCTGATTCATCAGTAGCAGGACCAGGTAGAGATCCAAACAACCCAAGCACAGTTGGTACAACTTTTGAATTGCTTTTCATTGATGATTTCACTGGAACAATTTCAACTGATGGAACTGACAAGTTTATAGGTTCAGTTATGATCGGTGTTGATGATGGTGCAAAAAAATCTTTTATACCAACAGCAGCAAACGATATCGTAAACTTAAATGGAGAAGCTGGAGCATCTGTTGCTACAACAGGTGGTTTAAAAGGTTCAAGAATTAAGTTTACTGCAACTGCAGCTAACACTTACATGGTTGAAGGTGTACTAGTTGGTAGTGGCACAATCGCTACGCCTTTTAGTGGATCGTAATAAATAATTAGATGTGGGCCTTCGGGCCCGCATAAAATTTTAAGGAGAAAATATATGCAAACATATGGATCTAGTGGTGATGTATTTAATTCAAACGTTACTACAGAAAATAAGATTGTAAAATCTGGAAGAACAAGAGCTCACGGAATTGTATTAAACACAACAGGAACTGCAGGAGACTTTCATTTAAAAGATGGTGGAGCTTCTGGAACAGTAAGATTTAAATACAAAACTACAGGCACAGCTTCAGGCGCATCACCTTTAGTAATTAATTTTCCTGGACCAATTTTATTTACAACAGACTTAACAGTTGCTTTTACTACTGAGCACGTAACAGTTTGTTCTGTATTTTATAGCTAGGAGTTTAAATGGCCAACGTTACTTCAGGCACTACAACGTTTGACAAAACGTTTAAAATTGACGAGATAATTGAAGAGTCTTACAACAGACTTGGTCAATTTGACATGAGCGGTTATAATCTAAAAACTGCCCGAAGATCGTTAAACATAATGTTTCAAGAATGGGGAAATAGAGGGCTTCATTTTTGGGAAGTAGCAAACACTAATATTACTTTAGTTAATAATCAAAACGAATATAAAATTTTTAGAGCTACGTCTGACGGAAACTCCAATGGAGTAACTACTACTTTAACTGCTGCTATTTCATCTACAAGCGCAACCACTGGAATTACAATTGCTTCTAAAGATCGTATGCCTGATACAGGCACAATAAATGTAGGATCAGAAAATATTTCTTACACTGGATTTAGTTCTTTGGAGCTAACAGGAGTTACAAGAGGAGTAAACGGAACAACTGCGGCGACTCACTCTAATGGAGATGCTGTCACTAATTTTGTTAATCAAGCTACAGAAATTTTAGAAATGTCTTATAGAAATTCTTCTAATGTAGATGCTCCGTTAGAAAAAATTAATAGATCACAGTTTCAAGCTCTTTCCAATAAATCAGCTACAGGACAACCTTCACAATATTTTGTTCAAAGATTTATAGATCATATTTTAATAACTTTATATTTAACACCAGGTTCATCAGAAAATGGAAATGTAATAAATTTTTATTATGAAAAAAGAATACAAGATGTGGGAGATTACACAAATGCAAGTGATGTACCATTTAGATTTGTACCTTGCATGGTAGCTGGTTTGTCGTATTATCTAGCTATGAAATATGCACAACCGAGAATACAAGAAATGAAATTAATTTATGAGGATGAATTGGCTAGAGCTCTAGAAGAAGATGGTTCTTCAGCTAGTGTTTACATTTCACCTAAAACTTATTATCCGAGTATATAACTATGGGAAATTTATCAAAAGGCAGATACGCATTATTTATTTCAGACAGATCTGGATTAGCATATCCATATACTGAAATGGTTAAAGAATGGAATGGTGCAAGAGTTCATACTTCAGAGTATGAACCAAAGCAACCACAGCTAGAGCCTAAACCCTACACTGCTAGTCCTCAAGGATTACCACATCCAAGACCGGCAAGAACAGAATTTCCAACTACAGATTTTTTACCTAAAAATCCTTTTACAATGACTGCTGCATCAACTCAAGTTTCAGTAAGTTTTCCATTTAGTGATTATAGAACAGGAGACTTCATAAGATTTTATGATGTTAAATCTCCAGTAGGTGGAGTTTCAGTTTCTACTTTACAATTACAAACAACTTTAAATGGTGACATTACTGCTACAGATATTTCTATAACTTTAACAGACTCTTCTGCCTTTCCAAGTCAAGGTTACATTATGATTGAAAAAATAAATTCTGTTTCAGGTTTATTTGAAAATGAAACTATTTTTTATAACGGTAATTCAGGAAACGTTTTATCAAATTGTGTTCGAGGAACAGCTGCTCCTTTTAGAGGACAGACTCCCAAAAACACACCCGCAGGTGCGCACTCAAGCGGAGCAAAAGTCTACGGAGCTTATTCCGTGACTATGGTTCCAACAGTAGTCCCACAAGCGGGTCAACCTTCAACTGTTACACAAAATAACAGTTTTACTTTTAACTTAATAACTGCTGCAAGCAGTACAGAAACAGGAGGCGGGTTTCAATGTTTAGCTGGACCCGTTAATGATAGAGCATGACATACACAGAACTAAAACAAAAAATTAAAGATTATACTGAAGTATCAAGTAACGTATTTACGGATACTATTTTAAATGGATTTATTCAAGATGCTGAACTTAAAATCTTAAGAGAAGTAGATTCTGATAATAATAGAAGATATGCAACAGCTAGCTTAGTTTTAAATACGAGATTTATAGATACCCCTGAAGATTTATTAATAGTTAGATCCGCTCAAATTGTAGATTCTGATGGTACAGCCGCAGCAGATAATAGAGATTTTTTACAGTATAGAGATACTAACTTTATGTCTGAGTATAATCCAAAAGGAGAGACGGGTGTTCCAAAATATTATAGCTATTGGGATGAAAAGACTTTAGTTTTTGCCCCTACCCCTGATGCGACTTACACAATTCAAATAAATTATATCTTGAAAACTGCCGGGTTATCGTCTACAAATACAACTACATACCTAAGTCAAAAATTTCCCAATGGCTTATTGTATGCATGCCTAGTAGAGGCTTATGGTTTCTTAAAGGGACCCATTGACATGCTTCAGTTATATGATAAAAAATATCAAGAGGCTGTTAAAGGATTCTCAATCGAACAAATGGGAAGACGAAGACGGGATGAATACCAAAGCGGTGTTCCTCGAATAGGAAAACAATAGGAGATAAACGATGGCAATAACACAAGCAATTTGTAATTCATTTAAAAAAGAACTTTTAGATGGAGCAATGAGTTTTAAACAAACTGGTGGTGATACGTTCAAATTAGCTCTTTACTCTTCAACAGCAACTCTAAACTCTGCAACTACTAACTATCCTGGCGATAGCACAGGTGGTCAAGTTGCAAACACTGGTCAGTACACACAAGGTGGCGGAGCTCTAGTTAACTTAGGAACTTCTATGACTGCAGGTGTAGCAAGATGTGATTTTGCAGACAGATCGTTTACAGGTGTAACTCTGACTGCAAGAGGTGCTTTAATTTATAACACAACGGCAGGAGCCGGATCAGGAACTACTGATGCAGTTTGTGTTTTAGATTTTGGAGCAGACAAAACAGCTACGTCAGGAACTTTTACAATTCAGTTTCCAGCGCCAACATCAACAGCAGCGATACTAAGAATATCGGGCTAATAGGAGGAAGCTCCTATGGCAAATAAAACTTACACGGTTACCGTAGCAAGTGGAAGCTTATATGGCGGTGGCACAGGTAGCGTATTTTATTTAGACGGTGCACGAAATGCAACAGGACCTGGAACAGTTGATTGGGTTGCAAATTCTACTTTGCGTTTTGATCAAAGTGCAGGCACTAATGACAATCACCCTTTAATATTTTCTACTACTACCAGCAAAGATCAATATCTAACTTCTGGTGTAACTTATTATTTAGACGGTGCCGTTACTTATTCTCAATACACTAACACCACTACATTTAATGCGGCTACAACTCGATACGTAGAAGTAACCCCATCTTCTTTTACAGATTTTTATTATTTATGTTACGTCCATGGCATTGGTATGGGTGGCATCATGGATATGGTTGTTAATTCATGGGGAGCTCACTCTTGGAATCAAGGAGCTTGGAATCAAAACCAAGATTTAACAGTTCAAGTATCTAATCCTAACAATGTTGCTTGGGGCGCTAATGTATGGGGCTTTGGTGACTGGAATAATGGTGAAGCTCTTTCGATGTCACTTAATAATAGTGGCATAACAATTATAAATGAAATTAATCAAGGATGGAGTTCTGATGCTTGGGGTATAGAAACTTGGGGTCAATCAGGAAACTTACATGCAGTAACTGGTATTGCAATGACAATGTCAGAAGGACTTGGTAGTTCAACAATTAATGGTGACTCAAATGTAATACCTACAGGTAATCCATTAACTGTTTCTGCTCCAGCGACTGTAGAAGCATTTGCTTCTTTTGTTGAGGAGTTGACAGGTCTACCAATGGTTGCTCAATTAAACTTTAATCCTGCGTTTGCTCAACCTTCAGGTATTGCAATGTCCGCTGCTTTAGGAACAGTAATTGCAGACAATATTACAATTGCCGAAATATCAGCCAAATCAGCTTCTACTTGGGGTAATTCTAGTTGGGGATTTGGAGTCTATGGTAATCAGCCAATAAATACTTTGGTAATGGCAATGTCAGAAAACTTTTCTGGTGTTGATCCAGCTCCAGATGCAACAGTCACTGGTCAAGCAATGGCCGCATTTTTAGCAATACCAGGACAAAATAATTTTGAAATTACTGGAGATGCGAATACCGGAGCCGGTGATACTACTATGGCTTGGGGAGATGCTACTTGGGGCAATTCAAGATGGAATAATGGTCAATTTATAGCTGATCCTAATTATGGTCAGACTATGGCTCTGACATTAGGAGCTGAAACAGTAGATTTAAATACACCAGTAGATGTTACAGGAATCAGTTTAACAACTGCATTGAATTCAGTAGCAGATGTACTTACAGAATGTAATGTATTTCCTTCTGGAAATGCCTTGACTTTCAGCCTAGGTACCGCTACAAATGTATTGATTTGGAACGAAGTCAACACTGGCACAGCACCAGTTGATCCTCCAGGATGGCAGGAAGTCGATACAAACGCTGCATAATTATAGTTTGACACTATAATAAAATTTTAATAAATTAAGAAAATCGGAGAATAAAAATATGGCGAATTCGACATCAGCAAGTTTAAAACTTACAGTTCAAGCTACTGGAGAAAATTCAGGAACTTGGGGACAAATTACAAACACAAACTTATTAATTTTAGAACAAGCAATTGGTGGTTATGATGCCGTAGGTATTACATCAGGTGCAACTTTAACTTTTTCAAACGGCGCTTTATCAAACGGTAAAAATGCAGTATTAAAATTAACAGGAACAATCGGAGGAGCAGTTAATGTAACTATCCCTGATTCAATTGAAAAAACTTTTGTAGTCGATAACGGAACTACTGGTTCTCACACAGTGACGTTTAAAACTGCTTCAGGAACTGGAGTAACTTGGGCAGCAGCTGACAAAGGCACAAAAATGGTTTACTCGGATGGAACAAATGTTGTTGATACAGCATTTACAGAGTTATCGTCTGACTTCTCCCCACAACTTTCAGCAGACTTAGATACTAACGCACAAAATATTATTATTGATAACACAAAAGCTATCTTAGACGAAAATTCAGCCGAACAAATTAAATTTTCAACAACTGGCTCTGCAGTTAATGAATTTACAGTCGCTAACGCAGCTACAGGTAATGCGCCAAATTTATCTGCAACTGGTGGAGATGCTAATATAGATTTAAACATTACACCAAAAGGTTATGGAAGAGCAACTTTTAATGGCCAAGGTAAAATTCAAAGTGTTGCAGAAAAAGTTACAACTGAAGCAACAGCCGCTACAGGAACAATTAACTACGATGTTCTTACACAAGCAGTTTGGAACTTTAGTTCAGATGCAGGAGCTAACTGGACTCTAAATATTAGAGGAGATGGTTCTACATCTTTAGATTCAATTATGGATACAGGAGAATCAATAACTATTGCACACATTGTAAAACAAGGTAGTACACCTTATTACAATAGTGCAGTTCAAATTGATGGATCAAGTGTTACTCCAGAATATCAAGGCGGATCTGCGCCAACTTCTGGTAATGCAAGTTCCTTAGATGTTTATTCATATACAGTTATTAAAACTGGTTCGGCGACATTTACAGTATTAGCGTCTCAAACACAGTTTGCGTAATAAATTAGGAGGAGAAAGATTATGCCACTACTAGGAAGTTTTGGAGCATCAGCATCAAGAGCATTTGGTCTTCAAGCTGGATCAGCAAATAAAATTCCATTTGGTTATTTAATTGTTGCTGGCGGAGGCGCTGGAGGTTCTAACTACGGCGGCGGCGGAGGCGGCGGCGGAATGAGAGAATTTTCAATTCCCCAAGGTCAACAAGAAGTCGAAACAGGAACATACACAATTACAGTTGGAGCTGGAGGATCTGGATCAGTACCACCAGCACAAGGATCTGGAAGAGGTGTATCTGGTGGTAATTCTTCAGTATTTACAGGTTCTTCATTTGCGGTTGAAGCAACCGGAGGCGGTGGCGGAGGTAATCAAGGATCTCCTGATTTAAACGCTGCTGGTCAGCCTGGAGGTGCAGGCGGTGGATCTGGACCGGGAGGATATGTAGGTTCTAATCCAAGAGGAAATGGAAACGCTGGTGGATACTCTCCACCTGAAGGCGCACAAGGTGGTCAATCACCAGGTTCATTAGATGGACCGGCCTATGGAGCGGCTGGTGGCGGAGGCGGAGGAGCTTCTGGATCAGCAGGATCACATTCTAACTCTGGAGGACCAGGAGGACCTGGAAGTTCAACTACATTTATTTCACCAAGTTCACAAACATTCTCTGGTGGAGGTGGCGGTGGATTTGGAAACGTACCTAGCGGATCTGGCGGATCAGGAGGGTCTGGCGGAGGAGCCGGTGGAAGAGGAAACGCTGCAGCAAATACTGGAGGCGGCGGCGGAGGCGGCGGCCCAGTTCAAGGCGGAGGAAACGGAACGGGAGGATCTGGTAGAGTTCATTTAAGATGCCCTACTGCTTTAGTGCCCCTTGTTACAGTCAGTCCAGAAGGTTCAATAACTGCTTCTCAAGATGGAAGTGCAATAATTACCTTTTTATCTACTGGTACTTTAACTATTGAATAAGATTTTATTTATCTATATAATGTAGCAATACATTATGAAAGCTATTAGAGTAAAACAGACTAATTTAATTTTAGAGAGAAATATAGAAAAACCAACTTTTTTTTATGAATGTATTTTAGAAAATATAAATACAAAAAAATTAATTAGAGAAATAGAACACGGTATTACTCTTCCAAATAATATGAACCATAGAACTAATGTTCGTGGAGAAATGACGGATTGGACGTATTTTATTTACGATTTAGATCTAAATGCTGCACTTTCTTTTTGCATAGATCATTTTAATTTAGATACAAAAATGGGTAATTCATATTTAAAAGATGCTTGGGGAAATAAAATGACAAGAAATTGTTTTACTGCCCTGCATGATCATTCTGGCAACAGTATATCAGGCGTATTATTTTTAAATACTTGTAAAGGACACTACTTAGAATTTCCTGAATTAAATTTAAAAACAGAAATTATAAAAAATAAAATTGTTTTATTTAGAGCACATCTTAGACATAAAACAAAAAGAATAATAGATGATACTGTTAAATATGCCATAGCTTTTAATTTTAGAAACAGGGAAAATTGGGAATGACAAAAATAGGCTGGGTACCATTCAAAAAAAGTTATTCTGATAAATATCATCTTATTGAATCTTTAGAAAGAATGATAAAAACTCCTGAAAAAATTTCAGGATTTTACAAAAAAACAAATAGTTTATTTAAACAATGTCCCTCTAACTTTAATTTTTTAAAAAATTTTTATGTTATTAAATCTCCATTTGACGTTGAAATTAAATATTTTAGAGAAGAAAAAAGAATTTGGGTAAGTCAAAAACAAGGTTTTGTAGACCATATGGTTGACCCTAGATTTGGACAATATACAGATACAGATAAAGCTTTATGTTCTGTTTTAGTTTCGTATATGTTTGTTGCAGACGAACCTGTGTGGCTAGAAGTTTATCCTCCTTTCTTACATGGTGAAGTAAGTAACACAAGATTTATTAGTGGAACCTTTGATATTCACAGTTGGCAAAGACCTGTAGATTTTACCTTTGAAATATTAAACGATAAAAAACCAATTAAAATAAAAGAAAACCAGCCTTTATATTATGTCAGATTTGTAAGTAAAAAGCTTAATGATGATTTTAATTTAAAAAGATTAAAATGGACAGAGGAGTTGTTTAAAGCACATGCAACTTCTCAACCACAAAATTATTTTGTTAATGTAGCTTGGAAATTAATGAAGCTAGGTAATAAATTAAGACCTAAAAAATTTATTAAATGAAAAATTTAAAAGACTACATACTTCAGTTAGATAATTGGATTCCTCATAATATTTTAAAAACTTCTTTAGAAGAACTTAAAAAAGATAAAACTTGGGAACAACACAAATATCAAAACTTTCAAGATGCGAGTGATACTTATGTTAAAAATGGTAGTAAAGAACTTAATATTTGTTGGGGAGAAAAATTAACTTATTTAGAAGAGTTAATGAAACTAACCTGGAAAGCAATAGAAAAATATATTATTACAGATAAAATTGGTGGAGACACCATTAATAGTTGGAATGGATTTTCTAAAATTAGATTTAACAGATATAAAAAAAATCAAATTATGTCTAAACATGTAGATCATATTCATGATTTATTTAATGGAGAAACGAAAGGAATACCAATTTTAAGTATTGTTGCGGTCTTAAATGATGACTACAAAGGTGGAGAATTTATAATGTTTGATGATTATGAAATTAAATTTAAAGCTGGAGATTTAATTATTTTTCCTTCTATATTTTTATATCCACATTTAGTTAAGCCTATAAAGAAAGGAACAAGATATTCTTTTGTATCTTGGTGTTATTAAATGATTGATTATTTAAAAGGTGTGCACAAAGATGCAGGAATTAAATATAAAAACCATAAAGATATTTTAATTACACCTTTATTTACTGAATCTTTTTGTAAAGAACTTTGTAACATAGGAGATGAATTAAAAAATAAATTTAATTATTGGCATCAATCTAAAGTTGCTAAAGATTCAACGTTGTACTTTAATATTATGCGATCTAGATATTTTGCGGGAGAAAAATTTTTTGAAGATTTTACTATACATTATTCTCAAACTATTTCTAAAATGATAAAAAAAGAATGGCCCTCTACGAAAGTTATAGGTTGGTTTGACCCATTTATTGTTAGGTATGATGGTAGTAAAAAAGACGAATTACATTTGCATAATGATGTAAGTCACATAACAATGGTAGTTAAATTAAATGATAATTTTAAAGGTGGTGTACTTAAACTTCCAAGACAAAAATTCGATAATAAAAAAATACCAGTAGGACATGCTTTAATATGGCCTAGTCAAGTGACGCATCCCCACACTGTATCTCCTATTACATCAGGAGTTAAATATTCTATGACAAGTTGGACGTGGCCAGTATATTGGCAAGAAAATGGAATAGCTTGGAGAGAGGAAATGCATCAATGATTTTAAAACATAAATATTTTTATTTTAAAAAAGCTGTATCAGATAAATTTTGTGATGATGTTATTAAGTATGGTTTAAGACACAAAGTTAAAAAAGCAACTGTAAGAAAAATAACAAACAAAAAACAAATAAATACAAAAAAATATAGAAACTCTGATGTAGTTTTTTTAGATGAAGAATGGCTTTACAGAGAACTTCAACCTTTTGTGCATCAAGCAAATAAAGAAGCAGAGTGGAATTTTCAATGGGATTGGACAGAGCCTGCTCAATTTACTATATACGGACCTAATCAATTTTATAACTGGCACATAGATACTAGTTTACCGTATGACACTCCTAATAATTTAAATACACATAATAAACTTAGAAAAATATCTATGACTATAAATTTATCGGATCCTAAAGATTATAAAGGAGGACATTTTGAATTTGATTTTAGAGATCATCAAGATGTAAAAAAATGTAAACCCCATAGGGTAAAAGAAATAGGAGGTAAAGGAAGTTTAATAGTTTTTCCTTCAGATACTTGGCATAGAGTTACACCCATTACACGAGGCACTAGATATTCTTTAGTCGTGTGGAATTTAGGATATAGTTTTAAATAAAAATGAAAGATATTTTTATATATGATCATTTTTTAGATTGGGAAAGTTTTAATAAAATAAATGATACTATGAACAGCGGTTATTTTCCTTGGTACTTTAGTTGTGTTACTGGAAATAATAAAGAAGATGAATTTCAATTTTCACATTTGTTTTATCAAACAGGAGGAACAAACTCTGATTTTTGTAATATGTTAGATCCTTTAATAAAAAAATTAAATGCTACAGCAATAGCTAGAATAAAAGCTAATCTTTTATTGCGGACTAAAAATATTAAAAAATTTGATCACCATACTGATTTTGATTGGAACCATAAATGGTGGACAGCCATTTATTATGTTAATACCAATAATGGTAAAACTATTTTTAAAAATGGTAGAGAAATATTAAGTCGAGAAAATAGAGTAGTTATTTTTGACGGACGTTATGAACATACAGGAACCACTTGCACGGATGAAAAAAATAGGTTAGTAATTAATTTAAATTATTACAATAAAGATATAAAATGAGTTTTAAAAAAAATAAATATAAAGTTTTAAAGAAAGTTTTAGATAAAAATTTTTGTACTTTTTTATTTAATTATTTTTTAAACAGAAGGTATTTAACTCATGTTTTAATACATCATAGATACATTAATCCAGAAGAAAAATTATTTGGTTCTTTTGGTGATACTCAAGTCCCTAAAACGTTTTGTATATATTCTGATACTGTATTTGAAACTTTATTACAGCACATCAAGCCCATTATGGAAAAAGAAACAGGTTTAAAACTGCATCCTAATTATTCTTATGGACGAATATATAAGAAAGGTGATGTTTTAAAAAGACATAAAGATAGAATGGCTTGTGATATATCTACGACTTTAAATTTAGGAGGTCAAAATTGGCCTATCTATTTAGAACCTACAGGAAAAGAAGGCAAAAAAGGAGTTAAAATAGATTTGAATCCAGGAGATATGTTGATATACAAAGGATGTGATTTAGAACACTGGAGAAAACCTTTTACGGGAGCCGACTGTGCACAAGTATTTTTACACTATAACAAAAAAACTAAGAATGCTGTTATATTTGATGACCGACCCATGCTTGGTCTACCGGCGTTTTTTAAAGGTAAAAAATGATTTACACGCATTTTTAAATATTATATAAGGAGAATTATTATGGCACATTTTGCAAGATTAGAGAAACAACCAAATCCATTTACTGGAGAGTTAGAATGGCAAGTACAAGAGTGTATTGTTGCTTCTAATGATATACCAACTTCAAACGGTCCTTTAGGAGAAAACGATATGCATGTAGATGGCGAAACATATGTAAAAAATCTATACAAACATATGTATTCTGAAGAGCAAAATGTATGGAAACAATATTCATATAATCACAATTTTAGAAATCAAGCTACAGGGCGTGGAGGAGTTTATTTAGAAACTGCTGATAGATTTGTAGAACCACAACCTTACGCTTCATGGCATTTAAGTAATGAAGATTTTAGTTGGAAAGCACCAGTAGATTATCCAACAGTTACAGAATATAGTAATCCTTTAGCAGGACAAGACATAACAGATAACGATGGAAACGTTATAGGTACACAACCTGACCAAGCTCCTTATTACATTAGATGGAATGAAGACCAACAAAAATGGTATGCACAGGCTTCTCATCTAAATGTTAATGAAGATACTCACGTTTGGAATGTTGATACAACATTGTGGGATGAAGTATAATACCCATAGCTTATTTCCAACCCCTGTTTATATTTCAGAAATAAATCGACCATTTACAAAAAAAGAATTAAGTTTTGTTGATAATCAAAAAAACAAGACAAATAAAAACTTTAACTCTTTTACAAAAGATACCTATATTTTAGATAAACCAGAATTAAAAAGTATAAAAAGTTTTATAGATAAAAACTGTAAAAACTATTTAGATAAAATTATATCACCTAAACATAAAGTTGAATTATACGTAACTCAATCTTGGATAAATTATATGGAACAAGGTGAGCATCATCATCCTCATGCTCATCCTAATTCAATTATATCAGGTGTATTTTATTTAAATGCAGATGATAGCATTAAATTTTCTTATCCAAAAGAATATCAACAGATTAAACCCGAGATAGAAAAATATAATATGTGGAATTCAGATACGTGGTGGCTTCCTGTAAAAACAGGCCAATTAATAATGTTTCCATCATCATTAATTCATCGAGTCGATACCAAAAAAAATCATGATACTAGAATAAGTCTTGCTTTTAATACTTTTTATAAAGGAATATTGGGTTCAGATAATACTTTAAGTGAGTTAAAATTGTAATATAATACTACCAAAAAAATTAAAAACCCTATATATTTGAGACTATGGCACTAAAAAAAGTCAAATTTGCAGCAGGTTTTAATAAACAAAGTGTACCTTCAGCTCTTCCAGGACAATGGGTAGATGGCGACTTTGTACGCTTTAGATATACAGCACCAGAAAAAATAGGAGGTTGGACACAACTTACACAAGCTAATGAAACTGTACCCGGTGCAGCTAGAGCTCAATTAGCATTTACTAGTTTAAAAGGTGAACGATATACTGCTATTGGAACGTCTCAAGGTTTATTTTTATATTACGGAGAAGCTTTTTACGATATTACTCCTTTAGACACAGCTATTACTGGAGCCACATTTGATACTTTCTCTAGTCAGAATAATGTAACAGTTAACAAAACAGGTCATGGATTAGAGATTGGAAGATATGTAACGTTTACATCAGTTACTCCTCCTACTGGATACGTAGCGACTGATTTTACTGAAGGAGCTTTTGAAATATTAACTGTTCCTAATGCAAACAGTTTTACGATTCAAATGCGAGTTAATGCCTCTGGCGCTGCCTCTGCTTCAGGATCCGCTAGTATTAATCCATACGTTAAAGTTGGTCCTACTTTTCAAACTAAAGGTTATGGATGGAGCACGTACTTGTGGGGTGATTCTACATGGGGAACAGAACGAGGAACAAGTGATGTAACTCTAGATCCAGGTAACTGGTCTTTAGATAATTTTGGAGAAGTATTGGTTGCAACAGTATTCAACGGCAAAACTTTTACGTGGAACGCGGGAGCAACTAATCCACGAACAATAAGAGCTTCGCAATCAACATCTGGTTTTTCTACATCTGCAAATCCAACTGCAACTAGATTTACATTAGTTTCAGATAGAGATCGACACTTATTTCATTTTGGAACCGAAACTACTATCGCTTCACCTAACACTCAAGATCCCATGTTTGTAAGGTTTTCTAATCAAGAAGACCTTAATACTTATTTGCCTAAAGCTACTAATACTGCGGGAACATTTAGATTAGATACAGGAAATAAAATTACTGCAGCTTTACAAGGTAAAGATTATGTATTTGTATTAACTGATTTAGCTGCTTATGTTATTCAATTTGTAGGTCCACCATTTACATTTAGTGTTAGACAAGTTGGTACAAACTGTGGATGTATCGCTCAACATGCAGCAAGTTACGTTAATGGTGCTGTATATTGGATGTCGGGTGAAGGTGGATTTTTTATGTACGACGGTACTGTTAAAGCTCTGCCATGTCTTGTAGAAGATTTTGTATTTACTACACGTAATGGAGATTTAGGAATTAACTATGATGCGTCTTCTACAGTTTATTCAGCACCTAATACTTTATATACAGAAGTAAATTGGTTTTATCCTAAATCGGAGTCTTTACAAATAGATCGATGTGTAACTTATAATTATCAAGAAAACTGTTGGACTACCAGTTCTTTAGACAGAACTACTTATCAAGATCAAGGTGTATTTAATTTACCTTATGCAACAGACTATGAAGCAACAAGCACTCCAGCTTTTTCTGAAATATCAGGCATTACAAATAAATATGGAGCATCAATATATTATGCTCATGAAATAGGAACTGACCAAGTTAACAGTTCGGGAACTACAGCAATTGCAGCATTTATTAGATCAGGAGATTTTGATATTGACGACGGAGAATTATTTATGTCAATGAAAAGATTTATGCCTGACTATAAATTTTTAGTAGGTGATTCAAAAGTAACTTTGTTTATTTCTGACTTTCCTTCTGATATTCAAACAGGGTCACCACTCGGACCTTTTACAATAACCAGCACTACAGAAAAAGTAGATACTAGAGCACGAGGAAGATTATTATCATTAAAAGTAGAAAACGATGCTGCAGGACAAACATGGCGTTATGGTAGTTTTAGAATGGATGCTCAACCAGACGGGAGAAGATAATGACGAAAAGACTAAACATTAAAAAAGCAATTAAGAAACCAGGTTCTTTAAGAAAAGCTTTAAATATTAAAAAAGGTGAAAAGATACCTTTAGCTAAATTAAATAAAGCAGCTAAAGCAAAAGGCAAATTAGGACAAAGAGCTCGTTTTGCTAAAACATTAAGAAAAATAAATAGAGCATAATGGCTAAGTTAACTAATTATATACCCGAACCTCAACAAGACTATGATGTAGAAAATCAAAGACAAATTATTGAATCTGTAACAACTATGAAACAACAACTTAATTTTTCTTTTCAAGAGGATTTAAAAAACGAACAGGATGCATTTAATTATTTTTTATCATGACAATACAATATAAAAACCAAGGTTTTAAACAGGTTGATACAAGTAAAGCTACAGTGCTTACTTGCCCTACCACTGGAGCAATCATCGTTAAAAGTGTTTATTGTGCAAACAATGATGCATCATCATCTATTTTAGTAAACATGAATTTAGTAGATTCTTCTGATTCAAGCACTGAATATGAATTTTTTAGAGATGATGTACCTGGTAAATCACAAGTAAATGCTTCACCTCAAGGCTTGAACTTAGAAGCAGGAGATGCTATAACTGTGCAAGCAGCTACAGGCAGTAATAAAATACAAGGTCTAATAAGTTATGCTTTAATAAACAGAGAGAATGAAAACGGATAATATAATAAAGATAGATTGCACTACAATAACTACGTGGCGTAATACTAAAACAAACGAAGTGTTTAAAAAGAAAGTAGAAGGAGAAGATATAGTACAAGATGTTACTGTGCAAGTTTCTCCGAAAGGTTTAGACATGATACAGAAAACAATGAAAAATGATAACAAACCAAAACCCTAAAGGCGGCACTGAGTTACAATTAGAATTTTTAACTAAGTACGTCAAAAAAGAGTTGTTAGATCAAGTACAAATATGTACTAGTGTTCCTGGTAAAATTCCTATTGATCCAAATAAAGTAAATATACTTTGGCAAAAAAATTCTTACGATCAACCTAATTTACATCCTTGGTTTAAGAATAAAGCTAATCATCACAAGTACGATTGGTATGTATTTAATTCACATTGGAATTATGAAAAATTTAGAATGATGTTTGGTTTACCGTGTCATAAATGTTTAGTTATTAAAAATGGAATAGAAAAAATAGGAAAAGCTAAACCTTATGAACAAAACAAACCTATAAAAATTATTCATCAAAATACTCCCTGGCGGGGACTAAGTGTATTGTTAGGTGCAATGCAATTAATTAAAAATCCTTTAATTAGTTTAGATGTGTATTCGTCTACAGAAATATATGGAAAACAATTTTATGATCAGAATGATCATAACTATACAGCTCTTTATAAACAAGCTAGAGAATTACCTAACGTAAATTATATTGGTTACAAACCAAATAAATACATTAGAGAAAATATTCACAATTATAATATGTATGTGTACCCAAGTATTTTTGAAGAAACATCTTGCATATCTTTATTAGAATCTATGGCTGCAGGTCTTTATTGTATTACTACTAATTATGGAGCTTTGTTTGAAACAGGTGCAGAGTTTCCAATGTATATACCTTATGATATTAATTATAGAAATTTAGCTGAAAAGTTTGCTTATGGTATTGAAGCAGCTGCAGCTACTTTACATGAACCGTCTATTCAAGAACATTTAAAAGATCAATCTAAATATGTAAATACTTATTACAATTGGCGTAAGCAAAGCACGTCTTGGGCCCGATTTTTACAAGGAGCAATCAATGCAAAAAAGTAATACGCCCTCGGGCAAAAACAATGAACCCATCTGGTTTAATGAAACATCTTCGAGTAAAACCATAACTCATAACGAAGATACTTATCAAACTATAAAAACAAATAAAGTAGAGTCAGAGGTTACAGAAATAAATATAGGAAATGTTTCGCCCTATAAGATTATGGTATGTACCCCGTGTCATAGCGAAGTTACTATGCATTACACTCAAGCGGTTTTAAAATTTCAACAAGCGTGTATGAGAAAAAACATGATAGTAAGTTTTACTTTATTAAAATCTTCTTTAGTTACACAAGGTAGAAATTTATGTGTAGCGAGTATGTTAAATCATGAAGACAATTATACTCATTTATTGTTTATAGATTCAGATATTGATTTTGAAGCAAAAACTATTTTTAAAATGTTAGAAAAAGATAAAGATATTATAGGTGTTCCTTATCCCATGAAAACATTAAGTTGGGATAAAATGTGGAGAAGACTGCATGAAAAAGAAGATGCTATTCAAGGTCCTGATGATTTAATGCATTCAGGATATACTTATCCAGTAAAGACAGATAATCCTAATAATGTTGAAGCACAAGATGGTGTGGTAGAACTTACTCATATTCCTACGGGATGCATGTTAATTAAAAGAAAAGTATTAACTGATTTAATGGAAGCTAACCCAGATCTCGAAATATTTCAACCAACCATTATAAATGGTAAAGAAGTTAAACAACCAAATATGTACAATTTATTTGACACTTTACATGACCCTAAAACTAAAAGATATTTTGGAGAAGATTTTGGATTTTGTCAAAGATGGCGAAATTTAGGTGGTAAGATATATGCTTATATTAACGATTATATAACACACATTGGTGAGTATTCTTATTGCGGTAGATTTAGAGATGATCTTTGGCAAGGAAGCAGAGCGCTCAAATCTATTGACGAGCCTAAAAAAATCAAATAAAGTGTAGTATTTTCAGGATATCTATGCCTGCTCAACAGTATAAATATATTTAAATTATGGCAATATCTAGATCTTTAATGAACAGACAATTACAAGCAAACGGAGGCATCATGCAAGTTGCCCCTAGAGAAAAATTTGGCTTAGGTAGTAAACTTAAAAAATTTGTAAGAAAAATTATACCCAATGAAGTAGCGGATATAGCAGTTAAAGCTGCTCCTTTTGTAGCTCCATTTAACCCTGCTCTTGCAGGTGCTATGGCCGGTATTGGTAGCTTTGATCAAACTGGTAGTATTGGTGACTCTTTAAAAAGCGGTGCATTAACATATGGCGGTGGACAAGCTGCAAGATACATTGGTGGTGCAGGATTCCAAGGTAATCCTTTTGCATCAGGTGGTGCTTTTACACCTAGTGGTTTTACATCAGGATTTAGTTCCCCTATAGGTACAGACACGGGTCTTGGTAAGTTCTTCTCGAACCGAGGAACTGAAGGTATTGAAGGAGTCGATTATGTTACAGCAGATGCAGAACCTGTTAAAAGTAGTATTACTGAATCTTTTGCAACAGCAGATTCTGAACCTGTAGCAAGTAAACTATTAGAAACCTCTGTTACGGCTGATGCTCCAGCAGTAGCTAGTTCACTTACTAAAGAAACAATAGTTAACAATAATCCAGGATTTATACAAACAGTTACAGAAGGTTTTAAAAATAAAGATTTTAGTCAGATAGGTAATGCTGTGCTAGATCAAAGTAAAAAATTTGGTAAGGCTATGTTTACAAATAAAGATGGCTCGGTCGATAAAGCAGCGGTAATGGGAGCCTTAGCTTTTTCAGCCTCATATATAGAAGCTAAAGCACTAGCCGCTGAACTGGGAGTTGATGAAGATTTAACTGAAGCAGAATATGATGAATTAAAAAAAGCAGAGAAACAAGAAGAGTACGCAAGTTATTTAACTAACTTTTTTGCTGGTAAAAAAGACGGCGGAAGAATAGGATTTAAGTTTGGTTCAGAACCAGAAGATGCAGAAATAGGTATCATGACTATTGACGTTGAAGCAGGTGACGATAAAGAAGATATGGATAATCTTATGGCAGGTATTACATTTAGTTCTGCAGAAAAATCATATTTATTTAGAAGACTAGGAGGTGCTGGTGGAGCAAGTAGATCTTACACAATGCCTAATCTATATAAAATATTAAATAATCCTGGATCTTATCCTAACGATGCAGCAATATTAAAAGAAATTGCTATTATGGGTATGAAAGCAGATGGCGGTAGAATTGGGTATGCAGGTGGATCTAACAGAGTGTCTGAATTATTAGTTTTAAGAGATGGTATATTAGCAAAAGATGCTAACGCAGATGTATCTGATATTGAAGCAGAACTATTTCAATTAACAGGTAAAACGTTTAGATCAGTGGGTGGTATAGGAGATGTGCCAACAGGTAAATTAACACAAAATAAAGCAGGTGTAATTGAAAGAGACTATAGAGACGAAGGTGGTTTTGTACCAGTTGGTGTAAAAGAAAAAGCAGATGATGTTCCAGCAATGTTATCTAAAAACGAATTTGTAATGACTGCTGATGCTGTTAGAGGTATTGGTGGAGGAGACGTTGAAGAAGGCTCTAAAAAATTATATAAAACAATGAAACAAGCAGAACAAGTAGGTAAAGCATAATGGCAGTAACAGATTATACACAAACAGTAAGACGATCCCCTGCAATAGAAGCAGCTCAGGAAAACTATATAGATTTATTAACACAACAAGTTGGTAGGCCTCCTGGCTCGTTAGGTGTACCAACGTTATCGGAACTTGGACCACAAGTTGCAGGTCAAAACGTTTTAACTCAAGCAGCTCAACAACAAGCAGCAACTCAAGCAGGTCTTGGTCAATTACAATTTGATGCAACAGGAGCTGTGACAGGTGCAGGAGCAGGAACGGGTGTTGCAGGGTATCAACCTTTCTTAGATCAAGCAGCTGCATATTCAGGTCCACAAGCTTTTCAATCTTTCATGTCGCCTTATCAGCAACAAGTAATTGATACGACGTTACAAGAGTTTGATGTGCAAACTGCAAAAGGTGTTCCACAATTAGCAGCTACAGCTATTCAAGCTGGAGCTTTTGGTGGTGCTAGAGAAGGTATAGCTCAAGCAGAATATGCTAATACAGCTGCAAGAAACAGAGCAGCATTACAAGCTCAATTATTAGGTCAAGGATTTACTCAAGCAAATCAATTTGCACAAAATGCATTTGAACAACAAAAAAACTTAGCATCATTACAACCATCATTAGCAGCGTCAGGTGTACAACAATTAGGTGCAGCTGGTACAGGGAACTTAGCTTTCCAACAAGCTCAGTTAGATGCAGCACAACAACAAGCTCAGTTAGCTTATAACGAACCATTAAGTAGAATACAGGCTTTTGGATCAGGTATTGCATCACAAGCTAGCGGATCACCAATAACAACAACCAACCAATCCATGGGTGGAGCAGGAACAGTTGGACCATTATCACAAGCTCTATCCGCTGGATTAAGTGCTTATGGCTTAGGTAGTATTTTTGGAGGAAAATAATGTATTTAAAAAGAGCATCATTTAGAAGAGGTGGAGCAACTGGAATAGCTCAATTAAGTTCTAATAGACAAATGTATGCCGGTGGTGGAAACATTGGTGGAGGAATATTTACAGGTTCTAATTTAGGATCTAGAACAGGCTTTCAAACAATTAAACCTGCATTTGTTAATCTAGGCGGTGGTCAACCTGTAAAACCTGAACTTACTAAAATGGATAAGGCTAAAAATATTTTAAAACGAGGAACTAGTATATTTAAAAATCCTCAGCCAGGTTCATCTAATCCTTTTTTTATTAATCAATTAAAAAATCTTTACAGTAAGGTACCAAAAACAACAGGTATATTTAGTGCTTTAAGAACAGGTGCCGCTGCTGCGCCAGCAACAGCTGCCTTAGCAATACCGGCAGCAACGACATACGGTTTAATGCAAATGAATAAAGCTAAAACTGTGGAAGCATTAGAGTATATGAAATCTATGAATCAAAGTGGAGTCTTTGATGAAACTGCTGGACCAGGAGATTTTGAAGAGTATACAAAAGTATTTAACTATTTAAATGAAAACGGAACGCCTATTAGTTTTACAGAAAACTTTGCAAGCGATGAAACATTACAAAAAATTAAAGATGAAGATAGAACTCCAATATCTTCAGAAGATCCTGATATCACTATGAGGGGAGATCCTGAAGCAAACTTAGACATGCAAAAAATTGCAGACGATGTTGTTCCTAATAAAGATAAAAAAACAATAGATGAACCAGAAGAAAAAGAAAAAAGTTTTGAAGATATTTATCAAACAGAATTTGATCGAATACAAAAATTAATTGGTGATGATGACAGTAAAGGTATGGCAGCTATTGCTTTATCTGAAGCAATTGGTACACCAGGAACTATTGCAGACAAAGCTGCAGTCTTAAATAAATCTCTAGCTCAAATCATGGTCGGTAAGAAAAAAGATAAAAAAGATATTGCTAAACTAGCTTACAGTGCAACTAAAGAAATAGAAAAAGCTAAAATTGCTGCAGGTAAAACTAGTGATAGTCAAAAGAATTTTGAACGAATACAAAATTTAACAGCGATCATTAATGATACTACAGGAACTTATTCTGATACTGAAAAAAAATCAGCTGGAGCTCAACTAGAAATAATTAAAGAGTCTATTAAAATTTTAAATCCAAGTAAAACGGATGGTAGTTTAACAGGATTGAGTGCTGCAGGAGGCTACATAGAAAAATTAAATAAATTAGTTAAAAAAATGCTTAACCAAGAAAAAGGATCTGATGCATATAATAAAAATCTTAGAAACTATATATCTATTAGAGAGTTATTATTAGGAACTGGTAATAATGCACTTGATAGATCAGTTTCTGCTTTAGATACAATGTTAGGGCTTAACACTAAAAAAGATGGCGGAAGAATTAAATTAGCTACAGGTACACCAATAGAAGAATCTGTTGAGGTGTCAGAAACAGTAGGTCAAGGTGAAACACCAACGGCTCAAGTACAAAAATTATCTTATGATGAATTAAGAAATAGACTACCAAAAGAAATTACAGATGACGTAATTAGATTAATTGCTAATAGCAATGAAGCTTTAACAGACTTTGCATACATTAGAACTCAAGGCGACGTAGTAAAATTTAATACCAAGTATGGAGTCAATTTAGTATTACCAGCACAAACAGCATAGGAGGTTAAATGGCTGAACAAGACGACAGTATATTCGGCGGTTTTTTTGACCCCCCTGAAGAAAACATTAGTCCTGAAAGAGTAGGTGCTATTGATTATCTTACAGATATTCCTGTAGGTGCCGTTAAAGGTATTAGTCAGGCCGTTCAAGGTTTATTACAATTAGGAGCTCTGCCTGTAGACTACCTGGCTGACACTAATTTAATTAGTGCAATCGATAATATTTTTGAAAAAATAACTCCTGAAACAGATACAGCTGTTGGAGATATTACAGCTATCTTAGGTCAATTTGCATTACCTGCAGGTGTTGCAGTTAAAATAGCAAATGGTGTTTTAAAATTAAATAAAGCTAGTCAAATTGTAAAACTAAATAGTCTTCCAACCATTGGTGCTAAAAGTGCAGAGCTTGCAAAACGTGCGGGTTATTATGGAAGTATAGGTGGTGTTACAGATTTTGCTGTATCAACGCCTGGTGATTTGCCAACCTTTGCTGAAACACTCGGATTTGGTGAAGCTTATAAAGGTGACGAGCTAAAAGGATCAGCTAAGGCTTCAGAATTTTTTAAAGAAAAAATAAGGTTTGGTGCTGAAGGTGCTATTATCGGTGGTGGAGTAACTGCTGCATTACCTGTGGTAGGAACTTTAGGTGTTAAGTACGGTCTTATACCTGCTGCTAAAGTAGGAGCGTATGTTGGAGGCAAAGCTTTGCGTGCAGTAGATTTTGCAGTATTTAATCCAGCTTCTAAATTAATTGCTGGTGAGACAGGACAAAAAGGAGCTATTGGTTTACAAAAATTTTTAGGTAATTCATCTACAAAGATAAGAGAAGGATTAGGTTTACCTCCAGTGCAAGATTGGAAGCTTTATTCTAAAGATGCGAACGCACCACTTAAAGAAAGACTTTTAAAAAGATTAGATAATATAAAAAATGCTTTTAGATCTCCGGGTCCATTAAGTGATAGTATGGCAGTAGAATTACGAAAATATGAAAACTTAGTACAGAGAGATGAAAAAAGTTTGGTTAAAATAATGAATCAAATCGATGATCAGTTTAAGGAAATAGCTAAAGGTGCAGATGTATTAGAGCTACCTAAATATTTACAAGACGCTAAACTTAAATATCCTAAACCCATTACTGCAGTTGATGATGCAATGTATTTAAGAAACAATGATTTATTATATAATTATATTCAAGCACCCAGAATATTAGATGATGCAGGTAAAAAAGTATTAGGAGATTCAGATGAAGCATTAGGATTTTTAAATCAACTACCTAAAAATACACAAAAAAATGCTAAAGATTTAAAAACAAATATTAATGATTTAGGTTTACAATACGGCAGACTTTTATCAGAAAGCACGGATGATGCATTAGCAGATTTAGGTGCAACTATTGTTGCCAACGGTGGTGCATATTTAAAACAAGTGTTTAGTGTAATGAAAAATAAAGCATATCAATTTGATCCACAAAAAGTAGCTGGTGCAAAAGAATTTTTTAAAAAGAATGCGGTTCCTAAAATATTAAATGAACAACCTGAAACTATTGAAAGTATAATGAAACAAAAAAATATTACGCAAGCAGAAGCAATTGAACTGTTAGCTGATAATAGTATGACTCAATTACAAAAATCTTTAATTGAAAGTAATAGAAGTCCTGAGTCTTTATTTAGATTAATAGCAGATACATTTAAAATAGGTAAACGAGGTGAGCTTTTAGATGTTACTAAAAAAGTAATACAAGAAGGAAAAGAAGTTCAAGTGTTTACATCAGAAGGAAAACTAGTCAAAGCAGGTGGCGATGTGCCTACCATTATGAAAAAAGTTATGGATGATGAAGGACTAGAAAAAGTAACTGGCGCATTTTTAGAACCATTAAAAGATTATAGAGCAGCTGTTACTGATACGTTTTTACAAACAGCTAAACAGGTACACAAAAAAGCTTTCTTTGATAAGTTTGCAGATAGTGCATTAGCCAATGGTTATGCTTTTAGATCATTAGAAGAAGCAAGAGCTTTAAATAAACCTACTAATAATTTAACGTCTGTTAAAGCAGACATGAATCCTGGTAGTAAAAATTTTGATTTGTTTGAAAGTAAATTATTTAATGGTGGTGCACAAGGTAAAGGTCTTTACACTACTCCAGAAATAGCAAATGCGGTTAAAGGCACGGAAGAATATCTAACACGTATGTATGACATACCATTATACAGTGCGTTAATGTCTGTTAAAGCTGCAGGTCAAATTGGTAAAACAGTTTTCTCACCCATGACACAGATAAGAAACGTATCGACCGCTTCTTTCTTTGCTTTAGCTAGTGGATTAATTGGTGGCAGAGTTAGTCTAACAGATTCTTTTAAACTTTTAGCTGATGATATTTTTCCAGGAAGAACTATTTCTGCTGCAGATGTAGCTAAAAAAATGGAAGATAGAATAGCTCGAGGTGTTGTTGATCAAAATATAGAGGTTAATGAAATTAAAGCTATTTTAGAAAAAGCTAAGAATGGAAAATTTACTTTATCCGCATTGATGAAAAACCCTACAGTTAAAAAAGCTTTTGACTTGTATCAAGGGGGTGACAACGTTTGGAAAATATATGCAGATGATTTTTATCAAGATGCTCTCGGTCAAGCGTTTCAATACAGCTCTAAAGGTTTAAAAGGTGATGCTGCTATCAGAGATAACATTATAGATTGGTATAGAACTGTAGGTAAACAAGACGATGTTGCAGCACAATTAGTTAAAGCAAATGATGACATTGCTAAAATTGATGACGCATTACGAACCGCGAACGACGCAACTAAACAATCTTTGTTAAATCAAAAAGAAGCTCTTGTTCAAAATTTTAAAAATGTAAAAGACATTTCTGCATACCTAGTTACTAATACTATTCCAACATATAGTATGGTTCCTCAAATTATTAAAAATATTCGAAACTTGCCGCTTGGTAATTTCATTGCTTTTCCTGCAGAAATTTTAAGAACAAGTGCACACTTAATTGAAATAGGTGCAAGAGAGCTTACTAGTAATAATCCTTTAATTAGACAAATGGGTGCAAGAAGATTAATAGGTGCAGCTTCAGTATTTGGTGGCACAGGTAGTATTATTGCAGCCGCTGCAGAAAAAATTACAGGTGTGTCTCAAGAAAAAATGGAGGCATTTAAAAGATCTGTAGCTCCTGAATATCAAAAAAACTCTACACTAATTCCATTAACCGAATCAGACGACAAAGGTAACTTTAAATATTTTAATTTTTCATACACTAATCCATACGACTCAATGATTAGACCTGTTAATGCTGTATTGAATGCATATGGTAATGGAACATTAACTAATCAAAACGCAAGTAGAATTGTCTACAACGCTTTAATATATGATACATTAAATGATACTCCAGGAGCTCTTACAGAATTTTTTACACCTTTTGTTTCAGAGTCTATTGGTGCAGGAGCTGTCGCTGACTTAACTATAAGAAATGGTAAAACAAAAGATGGTCGAACTATTTTCTTTGAACAAGACACAGCTATGGAAAAAATAGATGCTTCCCTTGGTCATTTAATAGGACAATTAGAACCTGGTGCATCTAGAAGTTCAAGAAGAGTTTGGAAAGGTGTGACTCAAGACTTTACAGACTTTGGAACGACGTATGATGGTCCTACTGAATTATTAGCATTGATGTCAGGACTTCGTATTGAAGAAGCAAAACCAATGGACAGTTTACCTTTTATTGTAACGTCTTATGCAAAAGATATTAAAAATATTAATCAAAAATTTTCAGCTAATATCTATAATCCTAATTTAGATCTTGATGGTCGAATAGGATACATGGTAGAATTTTTAACTGATAACTATGACACTCAAAGTAGAATGTTTAGAGTAATTCAAGACATGGAAAACATGGGTGCCGACATAGATGACATTGAAGAAAAACTAGGAATTCGATTAAAAAATAAAAAAAGAACTGCAGCACTGATGGACGGAGAGTTTGTAGCTCCCAATATAAGTGAGGCTAGAGTTGAGTCTATTCTTGAAAGACTGTATGAAGAAAATGAAGTTAAAGCCGCTGAAGTAGAAGACCAATTTGAAACAGCTATTGATATATTCGAAGACATAAGGTCAGATCTTGAAGCAATTGAACTAGGAGAAGGACCTGAAACTTTTAGAGAGTTTATAGAATTTACTTTAAATCCACCTGCTGTACCTGGTCAAGACATAGCCCCCATTACAGGTATTGAAGAAATGGCTGCAGTTAATTTACCTCCTCCAGTAGGAATTGGTGATGGCGTAAATGCTAATTTATTTGCAAATAATACAAATCTCGGAACACAATTTAATTTACTACCTAATGCAGTAAAATATGATAAACTATTTCCCTTTGGATAAA